GTGCTGGCCGACGCCGACTACACGCCGACGTTCTGGGCATGGTCCAACCTGCTTGCTCTGGAACTTGGGCAGAGCCTGGGTGAGCTCCGCTACCTCGATAACCGGCCGTCGTTCGAGTTCGCGCGGCATGTACGAAACGCCGTCGCTCATGGGGGAACATTCGATATTCGCCACATGGTGGGGCCCGCCGGTTTCGCTGAGTTCGAGATCGTCCCAGCCCTGAATGGCACGCCCCTTGCCGACTTCGTCAGCCCCGGGGACGTCATGGCATTGTTCGAGTCTGTTCTCGACGATCTCAGGAACGACTTCCTGGAATAACGACGAAACGCCCCCAGCGTCACCTCTCAGAGAGGGACGCCGGAGGCGTCATGCAGATCACGGAGTGAACAGAGGCCCGCGAGCAGTTGCATAGGCCGCCAGCGCTCGCGCCTTTCGCGTGATGCTTCGCTCGTCGGGCCGCACTTCAATGAACGCGTGGTCGGCCGGCTTGTCCGGTTCGTGAGAGTCGTCGCCCGCCCCACAGCCGACTTCGGAAGCCTCATCTACGCGCACGCCGAAAGTCCCAGCGGAACGCCGCTCGTCGCCGCCGGAGTACCTCTTCCACGCATCTGCCGGATCGACCGCTGCGCGCATGCACGAAATCCGGCCGTCGGGTTCGTTCTTGCGAGGTTTGAAGGCGGAGCTGTCGATTTTGGGTTCGGACGGATGCCAGGCGGTCGGATGTACCTGACGGCGAAGTACCTCGTCGTCAGGCAGCGGCATGGTCATTCGGAGAACCGCAAGAAGTCTGTCAGCGCCCCCGCGTCGAGTGGCACCGTACGGGACTGGAAGTTGTCGTTCACTTCGTCGTCGATCATCAGATCCATCCGGTCGTGCCAGAGCAGGGCCGTGTACCAGATGCCAGATTTCTCCCATTCGACGTTGATGTAACCGTCGGCGTGGGGACTCGCGCCGATGAGCGCTCGACCTCGCGCCAGATGTTCCGCGGCTCGGTAGAGAGTATTGACTGCGGCTCGTGAGGGGGCGACCGACCCCACCCCATCCCATCCAGGGCGCAGAGATACTAAAACGCCCAGGCGCTTTTCCAAGGCATCGGACGGACGGATTAGAAGCAGCTCCAGGGATGTGTCGCTAGCTTTCGCCATCTCCTGTGTCGATAAACCGCGCGAGCCGTCGAGCGGTACAGAACGCGCGACAGAACGCTGAACAACGGTCATGTCTAGCTCGAGACCTGGTGTATCTGACGCATCTGCTGAAGGATCTCGGGTGGGCCGGTGAAACCCAACCGCTGAAAACGGCATCCTTCGAAGTTGCAGTCAAGGAACGCCATGGGGCCCAGAATGCGATCAGTTTCGGGGAGGTCCCAAACCATACCCGCAAGAGGCCCTTCAAATGCGCACCCATGTAGTGAGCCACCGTTGAGGTAGAGGATTCCCGGCCCGACGAGGACACAGTTGACGAGACTAAACCCGCGCAACTCATCCGTGACCGTGAACAGGTCTGCGACGCGGATGACCTCGTCGATGATGGTTTTTCCCTCATACGCCACACGATCACCATAGTCACTGATGCCGCGAGACGCAGCCGCCCTCGGCGCCTCCTCCTGATACGGACCACCCCGGGGTGGCGGTCAGGTGGTGAGTGCGGTGCCGTAACGGTTGGCGAGCCACCGGGCGACCGCGAGGCGGGTCGTTCGGTCGTGGTTCGCGGCGTAGAACAGCCCGCGGATCGCGAGCGCGTTCGTGTTGACAGGCGTTGGCAGGTTCGCCGAGGCGCTCGGCGTGCGCGCGCGGATGAGCGCGCGGGCAATGCCGATCCCGGCACCGCCGGCGTACGTCATCACGTGGTCGATCTTGCCGTCGATCATCGTCAGCAGACTCGCGTCAGTGCCCCCGGGGAAAGTCATCGCCTGGGCAACGACGTGACGCCCCACCTCCCACGCGCGGGTTTCGTTCATCCGCGTCGGGCTGATGCCGTTGCGGTTGTCGAGCGGGCTTGGGCCGGTGCCGAGGCGCGAGTGCGCGTAGGTGTAGTCCGAGAGGTTCCGGCGGCCGAATGAGAGCGCGCCGTGCGTCGCCCAGCCCGTCGACCACTGCTGCCCCAGCGGTGCACCGAGAACCGCAAACGGCTCCGTCCACTCCGCGGCAGGAGAGTACGCGTCGTACACCCAGTAGACCGAGAACGGGTCGAAGGGCTGACCGCTGATCGCCGCCTGAACGCCGTCGCCCTCGATGCTCGCCATCGGTTTACCGGCGATGCTGTCGAGCGTGTACGGCCAGCCGACGGACCCTCCGCTGGCGCGGCTCTTCCACCCCGGCGTGTCGGGTCCGGAGTAGACGAGGGGGGCATCGCCCTGAACGAGGCGTGCCCGGGTCGCTTCGATCCACTCGCCCGCGGCGAAGGAGCCGCCGTTGTCCTCCTTGTACGTGGCACCGTAGGCGCGATCGGTGGGTAGGTTCGTGGCCGTGGCGCGGACTAGCGTCCAGCTCGTGCCGATGGGCTGGTCGAGACGCACGATGCCGTCGTAGCTGGTCCCACGGAATCGGATGTATCCGGCTCCGGCGGGGCGAGCTGTGCTCGCGCGCATCCACATGAGCAGGCCGATGCGGCCTCTGGCATCCGGTCGCACCTGGTAGTCGCGCATGGGCGAGATCTCGGCGTTCGTGCTGGTCGCGCCGGACGATGCTGTGATGCGTCCAGCGAAGCCTCCGAGCAGAGCGCTGGCGACCGACGTAAGCGCAACGGGCGTGCCACCGCCTGCGCCCCCGCCGAAGGTCGACCACATGGAAGGCGCGTTCTGGCCCAGCGGGTCGCGGATGAGGTTGTACTCCGGCTGGGCGCGCCGATCGAGCAGGAGCGCGCGCATCACGCGCCCCGCTGCGCCGGAACCATCGCCCACCAGCGGATGCCGTCGTAGACCATGCCGATCATGTCGACCGCGCCGGCCGTCGTCGACAGGACCGGATCCAGACCCTCGTGCGTGAAGATCGCGGCCGGGATGGTGAGCGTGCGCCCACCCGTCGCGTCCTGCGTCAGCACGAGCGTGATCATCTGCCCCGGGGTCGGCACCGTCGGGAGGGTGATCCCGGTGACGTTGCCGGTGAGGCGGCGGTGGATGATCGCGTTCGTCTTCGCGTCGGCGAGGTTCAGGACGCCGGGGGGCTGGTCACCCTGCTGCACGAACAGGAACGTGGCCGTCTGCACGAGCTGCTCGACGGTGGCCTTCGACTGCCCGGCCGACGACGCGGAGTCGGCGGCTTCCCCGGCCTTCGTGCTGGCTGTTGAGGCGCTTGTGCTCGCCTCGTTCGCCTTCGTGCTCGCCGTGCCCGCGTGGGTCGAGGCGTTCGACTCCGACGTTGCGGCAGCGGACGCCGACAGTCCTGCCTTCCTCTGACTCTCAGCCGCGGCCGAAGCAGAGTCGCTCGCGCGTCCCGCCGCCCCGGATGCCTGCCCTGCGCTCTCCGACGCCGCTCCGGCGAAGCCAGCAGCGTGGCCCGCCGAGCCAGCGGCAGAACCCGCGCTACCCGCGGCGTCACCTGCAGACGAAGCCGCAGACCCCGCCGAACTGGCAGCCGCGCCCGCGAATCCCGCGGCGTCGCTCGCGTGCCCCTCCGCCACGCCTGCGGCGGCGACGGCGTCGGCTCGCGCTCGGTAGGAGTCCTGACGGAGGATGTCCCACTCGGCGAGCACGTCCTCCGTCGGCTGGTACGTGTCCGGGTTCACCTTCATCAGAGCGCCGAAGGGGACGACGTCGGTCGTGTCGGGGACGGAGAGTGTCCACTCGCGTTCGACCGTCCCGACCGCGACGCTGATCCAGCAGAAGTGCGCGCCGTCGGTCGGGGGCACGTCGATCTGCTGCGGCTGGCCAGGGCGGAGGACGATGTCCCGCTGGCGAGAGAAGATCACCTTGTCCCCGTCGATCGAGACGTACGGGCCGCGCGCGTCTCGCGCCTGCACCTTCACCGTCGCGGCGACGGGGATTGGCTCGAGCGCGAGATCGCGGATCAGCGTGGTCAGATCGATCCGGGGCATGAGGGACTCCTGAACTCCCGCACCGCGCGGGACGACTACTGCTGTACGATCACGAACCAGAAGGGGGGCACCGTGCATAAGGCCGACACCGGGTTGCCGGATATCACCGCCGGGCTTGAAGGCGAGTCCCCCGAATGCCCGGACTGCCGACACCCGGCGATCACGACACCCACCCGCGGCTCCGGCATCCGCCGGTTCCTCGGGATGCGCCCTCGGCCCGCCGAATGCAAGGTGCCCGAGTACGACATGTCCGGACTCGCGCCCCTGCCCTGCGGGTGCAGGCACCTGTCGCACGGCTCCTAACGGCGACGACGTACCGTGTACCGCACCCCGTCCACATAGATAGAACGGCGCTTGGACCGGTAGCCATAGCCCGCCTCCGGCTCCGGAGGTGTCCCCCCGGTGACCGCGAGCAGGAAGTCGGTCATTGGCTTCACGCGTGTGTACGAACCGTTCGACGCGGAGTGATCCCCGCCACCACGGATATCGACCCAGTCGACCGCGGGTTGACCGGCGTACATGGTGCGCATGGCCTCGCCATTGAACTGCGGAGGGACGAGGGTGTCCGCGTCGCCCCACAGTTGCAGGACATTCCCGCCTGTCCACCGTGACGCGGGGCCAGCGACCGGGTTCATCCCCGCGGACGCCGCGACGAGCTCCGCCTTCGACGACACGCCCCACGAGGCATTGAAGGCGGACGTCCACCGGCCCCCGTCCCAGTCGTACGCCCACACGAGATCCTGCACGCCCGAGTTGGAGATGAACCCCTTGAATCGGGCATCCGAACCGCGGCGCGTCCAGTACAGGCGCGCTCCCACGAGACCGCCCATCGAGCGGCCGAGGACGATCACGTTCTTGATGTCGTACAGGCCCGACACGTGAGCGAGGGACGCTTCATACGCCGCCATCGACGCCGGGGAACCCCACGCGTTCGCGCCCGCGCCGATGCCCTCGACCCATCCCCACCCGTTGTCGATGATCCAGTTCCGCAGCCCAGCCCACGCAGGCATCGTCGCGAACTGATCCGCCGACCCACCGGCACCGTGGCAGTACAGCACGAACGACCGCTCCGGGAGGGCAAGCGCAGACTCCGCGATGCCCCAGAACGTCGACCCACCCCCCGACACCGTCGCGGAGCGAACCGTATAGACAGTCCCGGCAGGGGTGGATGCCACGTCAGCTCACCGCCCGATCAACCTGAATCGTCCCCCACCGCGCAGCCGCGACCGCGCTCGAGGTGTTCCCGGTGTAGAACCCGACCCGTGTCGCCGTCGCCAACTCCGGGACGGAGAACCCAGCGGTCTGCTCATCGAATACGACGAACTCATCCGACCCCTTGAGCACAGAGACGCGCAGGCGACCGACGACAAGGTCGTCGAACACAATCACGTCACCCGACGCGATCGGAACTGTCGACACCCCCACGTCAGTCACGGTGCCGGCGATGCGCTTCGTCAGCCGGTAGGTGATCTGCGACGAGGAAACGCGGGACACGAGGAAGTGGTTGTTCTCGTCCACGTACCGACCGGTGATGCCCGGGTATCCCGCCGCCTGCACCGGAATCGACACCCGGGTCCGCGTGCGGGATACGCCCGTGTTGATGACGGCGTACCCGCCAGTCGCGCCCGTCGCGGTGATCGCCACCTGTTCCGACACGATGCCCCACGTGCCGCCCCCGGCAGTGGTCCAAAGGAACCCGCCCACAGGGGTGGAACCGAGGAGACCGTCACCGCGTGCGAACGTGTCACGAGCCAGTAGCTCGGTCGTCACCTCGACCTCGTCGACCTCGTCACCCGCCGCGAAGTTCGTCGGCAGCGGGGCACCAGACCAGACGCGCCACACGACGACACCGGCCCAGTTCGGTCGTGCGACGTTCCGGTTCGACAGGGCACCGTTGAAGAACAACGGCATCCCCGGGAACCCCTCCAGCACCCGCTGCTCCACCAGCGTCAGAGTGCGGGATTGAAGCGGCGACTCCGGGTTCTGCATGTCATCGGCAGTTTGCTCGCTCGCCAACTGCTGGACGGCCGCACCCGACTGAGTGTCGCCGCCACTGAGGAACGCCGCGATCGTCGCGTCGTCAGCAAGCGCGCCAGCAGCAGGAAGACCCCGTGGCCCCTGTGGACCGCGTGGCCCGTCGTCTCCCTGATCGCCCTTAGCGCCTTTGAGGAACGCGACCGGGGCAAGCCCGAAAGGAAGGTCAGCCATGATGCTCCTCTCAGCCCGGGTAACGGGCCCACGGCTGATCGCCGTTGCGGTTCAGATAGAAGGCCCCCGGAACCGGGGATTCGGGCCACGGCGGACCGATGAACCACACCGCCACGGGAGCGCTCACCATGTCCTTCACCGGGCCACCACCGATCGCTGCGGTTATCATCCACTCGGACCAACCCGACTCGACCTCGACACCGCCCGATGTGGTCGTCAGCCAAGTGCAGCGGAAGATGTACTTGACCGCGGGCGACGTCTGCGCGGACGGGACGAGGTTCACCATGAACGTCCCATCGGACGCCAGGGGGGCTGGGATAGGGCGCCGCGAGAGCAGACCACTGGGCCCGACCGCGTCACGGTCAGTCGTCACCTCGAGCCGTGGCACAGCCCCGGGGAACGGACGCCCGGCGAAGTCGCTCAGGATGCCGTAGTAAGTCGCCACGCGGCGCTCCTCTCAGCCCTCAACCGGGCGGGGAATGTGCAGGTAGACAGAAGCGGCGGCCCACACGAGGAGGACCGCCGCCAGGAACCGGATCACGGCTGGTTGTGCGCGCCCGTGTCGCGGAACTGCGACGGGTTGTGCGGGTCCACCGGCTGCACCACGTTCTCGATGCGGTACTCACCGACCTGCAGGTTCACGGTCTGCCGCGAGGGGTCGGCGGGGAGAGTGACGAGGATGAGACGCAGAAGCGAGCCGAGGGCGGCGATGAGTGCAGCCTGCAGGACGAACGCCCAGTCGACTTCGGTGATGAGGGTCGCGCCGACGAAACCGGCGGCGAGGGACTGTGCAAACGTCTTCACGACGCGCTCGACGGCGGCGAGCCACCACGGCAGGTTCACGCCCTCGACCTCGGGGAGCCCGGCGAGGCTGGTGACGATAGACGCGACGAACGCGAGCGCGGCGGTGAGCAGCACCGTCACCCACGGGATTTCGGCGAGCAGCGAGGCACCGAGGTAGGGTACGGCGACGGCGAGGGCGGTGTACGCGGCGCGCTTGCCGGCGTCCGCCCACCATGTGGGGTTGGTCAGGTTGGAGAGGTTCACGAGAGTTCCTTCCGGGAACGAGAAGACCCCGGCGAGGTGCCGGGGTCAGGGCTTGTCGCGGCTCGGCCGCGAGGGGTAGGGATCGAGCTCGTCGGGATCAGTCCCCGGAGCGTCGATGAAGCGCCGGCGCGCGAGTGCGAGGGCCTCCTCGAGGATCCGCGCCCACCGCTCCCACCACCGGACGTCCGCATCACGCGCGGCACGTTCGGCGGCGAGGTCGATGACCGCAGCGTCGCGCTCGGCGCGCGCCTTGTCACGCTCGCCGATCGCCTTGTCTACTTCCGCGCGTCGGCGCTCGAGGTGGCCGGCGCGGGCATCGCGGATCCAGTCGAGGGTCTTGGTGGCGATGCCGCCGACGACCGATGACCCGAGGATGAGGGTCCAGAGCTGTGCGGCGTCCATGTCACCTCCGGGGCTCGAAGGTGTACTTCCTGATGAGCAGCCACCGCACGAAGAACACCGCAGCGCCGAGAGCGATCCAGCCCATCTGTGTGAGCCGTGACCCTGATTGCGCCAGGTGGAGGATGAGGACGACGCCGAAGTAGATCGCCGCGCCGGTCCAGATCATGACGATCGAGATGCGCTCGGCGAACCACCAGCCGGGGAAGACGGTCAGCATGCCGCCGAAGGCGCCCATGATGACGAACGCCGCCCACATGGCTGTGAGCGGTGTGCCCAGGGCACCCTCGATGGACTGCGGCGGGCGCAGGAGCGTCGCGAACCCGGTCGCCAGCGCCACCCCGTAGATGACGAAGTACGTCGCCTTGAGGTGACGGGGCTCGGTGATCGACTCCCACGCCCGCCGAATGCGATCCCGGATCGTCATCGGCTGATGTCGACGCCGCGCGCCCGGAGGATGTGGTCGGCGTCGAGCGTCTCGCCGTCCTTCGGGAGGCGGGCGATGTCACGGGACGCCCACGTGAACCCGTACTGCTTCAGCAGCATGAGGATCCCCGCGTCGGTGAGCTGCCGCTCGCCGGCCTTCTCCCGGTCGGCCTGGCTCGCGTTCTCGCCAGGCCACGGCTTGCCGGTGTTGAAGTAGTTCGTGTTCGCCGCGGCGATCTCGTTGAAGTGCCGGGTGATGCAGATGCCGGGCACCATCGTGTAGCTCACGCCGCCCGTCGTCGATCGGAAGTTGATAGGCATGTCTTCGGCCTCCTCAGGCTCGGGCAGCTTGGTGGTCTCGGGGTTGATGGTGATGTCCGCGAACGCGGGCACGTTCCAGGGGTCGAAGTCGCCGATGTGCCACAGCTCCTGCGGCGAGACGAAGTCGACGGTGAAGCCGACGATGCGGCAGAGCGCGACGAACCGGGCCCAGCCGAGCGACGCCCAGTTGTAGACGTCGATCGCCGCACAATCCCGGCCGCCGTACGTCAGGCCGTGGGACGAGTACCCGGGCACCGCGGCCCACACGCCGAGCTCGGCGCGGTACTCGTACTGGATGCTCAGTGGCCGGTAGGCGTTCCATCCCGGGGAGATGACGAGCCAGACGCCGTACTTCTCCCAGGCGAGGCGCTGTAGCTCCTTCCACCGTGCGGCGGTCCCGGCGGGGAGGTAGTGCTGGTCGCCGAGCTTGACGAGCGCGCTGAGCGGCGCCTGCCCGTTGGCGTATCGCGGCATGCGGGCACGTCCTTTCCAGTAGTCCCGGGCATATGCGCGGGCTGTGCAGAGCGGTGGTCAGGCGGCGGGGAGCTTCGTCCGCGGGTTGACCCGCACTCCGTCGACCTCGACCTCGAAGTGCAGGTGGTTCCCGAACGAGGTGCCGGTGTTGCCTACTTCGCCGAGGATCTGACCGCGCGCGACATGCGATCCCGTCGTGACGGCGGGGGCACCGTTCATGTGCGCGTAGCGGGTCTTCAACCCACCGCCGTGGTTGATGAGCACGTAGTAGCCGTAGCCACCGGCCGAGTCGAACCCGGCGAACTCGACCGTCCCCGACCCAGCAGACGGGATCGGGGTGCCGTTCGGGGCGCCGAAGTCGATGCCCTCGTGGAACGTCGAAGCACCCTCACCGGGCGACTCGCGCGGACCGTACTCATCCGTCACCGTGGACGGCGGCAACGGCCACGACAAACTCCCACCAGGCCCACCCACCCCGGGCGCAACCATGACGACCTCACCCGATGTGGTGATACCGAGCCACTTCACACCGTCCGTGCTGGTCACCTCACGGATACCGCCGAACGTGATGCCGTCGTCCGCCACGGTGATGTACTTCCCACCGGACAGAAGAGTCGCCAACGCGTCACCGACCGTGAGAGCGCTGATGCCCTTCCGGACACCGATCGCGGTGGTGTTCGAGTACAGCTTCGACCCGTCGGAGAACAGGACCGCGCCACCATCGGTGGACGGGTCCAATGTCATCGAGGTGCCGACCGACACCTGCCCGCTGGCGCCATCGACGACCACACGGTTCGAGCCGGTGCCGAAGGTGGCTTTGCCGCCCTCGATGGTGACGTTCCCGTTCGTGAGGGAACCCGCGCCACCGTCGAGGATGATGCCGTTCGGGCCTGCACCGATCATGATGCGACCGCCACCGATGGGACTGATGAGGACATTCCCGACACGGAGGACACCACCCTCGAGAACTTCCCAGTCCCCAGCGATGGAGCCGGTACCCCGCCACCGGAACGTGCCGTCCCCGTCGAGCGTGGCACCCGAGTCGAGCTTCAACAGCCCGCCGATGAAGCGGAGACGCCCTGCGGTGACGGAGGCGTTCTCGAGGAACGCACCGGACTTCAATCGAGCAACCTGACGCTTCAGATCGTCGATCCATCCGGCGACGTCGTTGAGGTTAGGCAAGCTGCACCTCCGGCTTCAACTGCCGCCCGTTGCCGCCGGAGACCTTCACCACGCGGAGCGTGTGGATGCCGGCGGGGATGACGGGATCGAACGGTGACCCGTCCGCGTTTGTGGGCACCTCGATCTGCAAGACGCTCGCTGCGCCGACCACGTCGGGCGGGTACTCGTCGCCGATCGTGAAGCCTCCGACGTCCCACTGGACGATGGGTTCCACGTTCGCGGCGTAGTGAGCGCTTACGGCCTGCTGCAGCGCAGCGCCCGAGAGATCGTCGAACGACTTCTTGGTATCGCGGATCGGGATGGTGATGACGCCACCCGCGGCTGCTGTCTCTTGGTCCTCACCCGTGCCGTTACCGATGCCCTGAAGACCCGTCACCTGCTGTGACCCGTCAACCCGGTACGTGATCCCCGCGACGGGGCTACGTGCGGCGTCGAGGTGGAACAAGGTGCTCCCGATGGTCACCCGTGGTGCCACGCGCGTCTGAAATCGCACGCCGCCGCCGGCGGTGGCATACGGGCGGAGGTAGATCTCCACCCCCATCGCCTGCTTGATCTCCGTGAGGATCTCGTAGATCGAGTAGCCCTTCCAGAATGGATAGGACCCGCTGAACGTCCCCGGGTTGTCCGCGGGGAGGTCGATCGGGTACATGCCCGCCGGGCCCCACCACTGCATCATCCGAGCGATCGTCTGAGCCACCGCACCGGCCGCATCCCGGTTCGTGATCGTCAACGTCGAGTACTTGTCCGCACCGACACCGTCGACCATGCGCCACTTCGACTCGGTGAGCAGGTCGATCGCGTACGCCGTGACCTTCCCCTCATCGAGTGGGTAGTCCCAACTGTCGATCTTGTGCGCGAAGAACGGAAGGTCTCCGGGGTGCGCGCCGCCGTTGACGCCCCACCACCGGACGAGAAGCCGATCGTTCGGCTTGAACAGGTCCGCGATCTCCCCCGGCGCCCACGGGTAGCCGGCGTCGTTCACCACGATGGTGACCTTGCTCTCACCGTCCCCAGCGACACTCGCCGAGAACGGGCATTCCCCTTCCGGGTCGAGTCGACGGATCGGCTCCCCAGTCTTCGCGTCGTGCACCCAGAGCGACCAGTCAGGTTCCACCGGTCACCTCCTTCTCACACAAACGTGTCGCGGTGAATCACCCGCCCGGGAGCGGAGAGGAACACCTGCCACTGCGTGCCATCCGGGATCGCCCAGAGCTGGCCGTGACCGACGCCAGGCAGCAGCACACCGTCTCGCGTCACGCGCCCGGTCATCATGTCGATCCGGTGAGTACCGCCCGCTGTTGCCCCTGTCACGGTGAACACCCCACCCGGAGAAGACACCGAATACGACGACGGGGCATCCGGAATTTCGATCACTGGGTGGGCGGGGAAGTTCCCCCATGACGGCACCCACACCGACCCACCCGCCGAGCTCACCGTGTACGTCGCAGGCGGCGCATACTTTCGCGGGTCCGGGGCAACGAGAGTCGCCGCCCACGAGCCCAACAGCATCCCGCCCGTGCGACGCTGCCGATCGAACGCCTCAGCTGCGATCACACGCACCGTCGCCGTCAACGTCTGACCGAGTTGCTCCACCGTGAGGTCGAAACGATTCCCTCGCGCACCCCACCCGTTCGCCTCATCGCAGCGCTGCTGCATGTCGAACTCGCTGCTCGCGAGAATGTGACCCGGGTCGATCGTGATCACCCGCGCCGGCAGACGCACCGGAACATCGTGCTCACCATCGGAGAGCGCACGCACCAGCGCCTCACGCCGACGCGCCGGCAACCCCTGCCACCCCTGCAAACCGTCACGACCGACGAAAAACCCCGTCGGGGCCGAGGAGGATGGGGCGCCACGGATGACGCGCCCATCCCCCCGGATCTCGAGAGCACTCATGCACCCGCCCTCCTCGCCACCGCCGCGAGCGACTGACCCGCCGCGACCACAGCCACCTGCGGATCCATGTGCTCAAAGTGGTTGTTCTGCACGACCGACGCCGACGCCGAAGCACCAGCCGTCGACCCGGCGGAACCCTGAACAGTGAGGGTGGAGGAGACTCCCTCCACGGCCGTCTGAACACGACCCGCCTGGGCGCGCGCTGCAGCGGCCATCGCCGCCGAAGCCCGCTCCACATCGGACACACCATCGTCGATACCCGCGGCCATCTGACCGGACACGGACGATCCTCCGGAGCGGAGCGCGTGCCACCCCGAACCCGATAGGGGTCCGCGCTTGGCCGGGGAGTGCGGGAAGAACCCGCCGACGAAGTCCATGAGACCGCCGAGCGCGTCCCCAACTAGGGGGATCGCGTCCGAGATGCCGTCGACGAACGCCTTGATGATCTCCGTGCCAGCGTTCAGCAGCGCCGGCCCGAGGGCCATGATCGCGTCGACCATCTCCGGGCCCATCGACTCGAGAGTCGATTGCAGCTCGGGGAGGATTGTCGGGATCGCGGTGATGAGCGCCTTGAACAGCTCGATCGACGCTGTGAGGAGCGTCGGGATGAGACTGATCAGGGTGGTGATGATCTGCGGCAGCATCCCCACGATCGCCACGAGGAGCTGCGGGATCACCGTCAGCAGCCCGATGACGAGTTGCAGGAACACCTGGATGACCGTCGACAACAGGGTCGGGATCATCCCGATGAGCGTGGTCAGCAGGACCGGCAGCATTCCCACCACGGTGGTGAGAAGATCCGGAATGACCTTGACGAGCCCGAGCACCAGTTGCAGGAACAGGGTGATCGCGGTCGTCAACAGCGTCGGGATCATCCCGAGCAGCGTCGTGAGGATCTGCGGGAGCGCCCCGATGATCGCCGTCAGCAGCACCGGGATGACCTGCACGAGCGCGGTGACCAGCCCGAGGAAGAGCTGCACCGCGCCGGTGACGATCGTGGGTAGCAACGCGACGAGCCCCTGGACGAGGCTGACGACGAGCTGCACCACCGTGGTGATGAGGACGGGCAGCACCTGGATGAGCCCGCGCGCGAGACCCGCGAACAGGTTCAGCGCGCCCTGCACGATCAGCGGCAGGTTCGCGACGAGCGCGTTGACGATGCCGGAGATCGCGATGGTGATGCCCGCGGTGATCTGCGGGATCGCGGACACGAGGCCCTGCACGAGGGCGTCGAGGATGTTGACCCCGGCGTTCAGCAGGACCGGTAGCTGCGAGAGGATCGCGGTGACGATCTGGGGCACGAACACCGCGAACTGCACCGAGAGACCCGGGAGCGCTGCGACGACTTGGCTGATGATGCCGGTCAGTCCCTGGACGAGTCCGGAGACGTCGGTGCCGGCGAGCGCGAGACCCGCGAACACCGCGGCTACGACCCCCAGCGGGCCACCGAGCAGACCGAGCGCGCCCGTCAGCCCCGGCAGGAGCGACGTGAGCAGCGGGATGCGAGCGAGGAGCGCCCCGAGGCCACCAGCGCCGAGCGCGGCCAGCGCGCCGACGACAGGGCCGATCACCGACTGCATACCCGAGAGAGCGCCGGTGAAGATCGAAGCGCCCTCACCGATCCGGTTCAGGAACCCGGTGACGCTGTCCAGAGCCGGACCGAGCACGTTCAGCAGCACATCGCCGAAAGCCTTCGCCCGCTCCTCGATGGGACCGAGCGCCGACGTCGCAGCCTGGATCAGCGGGGCAATCTTGCCGTAGATGGGCTGCAGCGCGTTCGCACCGATCCGACCCATCGCGGCGAAGAAGTTCCTCGCAGCCCCCGGTACCGTCCGGCCCATCTGGTCCGCGACGGTGCCGGCCGCGGCGGTAGCGGCCTTCGAGAACGTCTCGAAGTCGACCTTGCTCTCGGACGCCATCTTGAATACTTCGCCCGCGGTGACGCCCATGATCTTCGCCAGCTCGGCATAGATCGGGATGCCCTTGTCGGCGAGCTGACCGATGACGTCGTTCTGCACACCGTTGGCCTGGGTGGCCGCCTTGTTGAAGATCGACCCCATCTCCTCGAGGGAGATGCCGGCGGCGGACGCGTTGTTCGCGATCGCCTTCAGGTGTGCCTGCAGTCGCTCACCGGGCTTGATCTGCGCGGCGACGGCACCCGCGGCGACCGTGGCAGCTTCACCGAGTCCGAACGCGGTGCCCTTCACCGAGGCGAGGGCGTCCTGCATGATCTGGTCGACCGTGGACACGTCGTTGCCGAAGCCGGTGAGCTTCGCGCGGGCCGTGTCGATCGAGTTGAGGCGGGAGAAGCCCTTGGACAGTGCTACGCCGATCCCCACGGTGGCGACGGTGACCGCTCCGGTGGCGGCGTCCTGGATGCCCTTCTCGAGCGCGGATCCTGCGGCGGCTCCGGCGCGCTGCGCGGCACCGACGATCGACTGGAACGCGGTGGACGCGGCCGACCCGATGCTGCGAGCGGCGCTGGACACGCCGGAGGCGATGTTCGACGCCATGCGGGACACGGCGGGACCAACGGTGGCGCCGAGCTTCGCGGCGAGGCTCGCCACCTGCGAGGTGACGGGGGAAAGCCACGTCGACACACGGGAACCGAGGCGCACGAACGGCGAAGCGAGAAGCGTTCCCGCCGCCGCGGCGTACTGCGTGAACGGTCCGAGCGCACCTCGCACGGTGGAGCTGATGCCCGCCACCCACGAACGGGTGACAGCGGAAGCCTTCGCGAGCTGCCCGCCGACCATCGTCGCCAGCGACGTGAACGCCGTCGACACCGACAGGGCACCAGAGCGCGCCAGACGACCCAGGTACGTGAACCCTGTGACGTTCAGCAGAGCACGAGAAAGACCGCCCAGTGAGCCGGTGACGCCGCTGAACGCGGACTGTGCGGCACGAGCGTCCGTGAACCCCGACCGGAAGTTCCGGAGGAGCTGCGCGACACCGCCCGACGCGGCGACCGTCGAAGCAGCCAGAGCGGTCTGCGTGGCGCGCAACGACTCCTGCGCGTTCCGCAGACGCGTCGTCGCCGTCGCCACAGCCTCCGTCGTGACCTGAGCGTTCCGGCGGACCGAGTTGAGACGCTCCTGCGCAGCGACAGCCTGGGACGACTCCGCACCCGACTTCGCCACAGCCTCCGCGAGACGCGTCTCCGCGACACGGACGCGACCGGCGTCATCCTGCTGCTTCAGCCGAGCCTTCGAAAGAGCGCTGGATGCTGAGGCGACGTCGCGAGTGAGCTTCGACACCTCGGCCGCGCCCATGTCCGCCGCGGCAGCCGCCACGGACGACTTCAGGTCACGACCGAGGCTGCGGCCCAGCTTCTGACCGATGCCGCGGAAGCCGCCCTCGGTGGCCTTCGCGCCAGCGATCCCGGCGCGCGTGGCCTCCTTGGTGACGGTGGAGCGGAAGCCCCGCATCGTGGGGACGATCGCGAAGTGGCCGGAGCCGAGCTCGTCGGACATGCCACCTCCCAGGATCAGGTGAAGACGAACTCGCTTTCGAGAGCGGCATCCGCGGATGCGATCTCATCCGGCGTGGCCGGCGTCTGCTCGTCCGGGACCTTCATTGACCACGGCATGACCGCCTTCGCCGTATTCCGGCTCGGGATCTGTGCGAGCAGGGTCAGCAACTCCGGCATGGACGCGGGATACGCCCACCCCGCCAGTTCTGCGCCGAGCGCAGTCGACGGGTCCAAAGCGGCGCGCTTCACCAGCACGCACGCCTCACCCCAGTTCACGGCGTCACCCAGGTCCGAAAGCCCCACCCCGCACGACGCGCGAAGCGTCCACGCGGCCGCGGAGCGGTGCTCTCGAATGATCTGGACGACGCTCAGGATTCCGGGAGCTTCGCCCCCGCGACACGCTGGAACACGTCGAAGAACCGGGTGGTCATCGCGAGCGTCTCGGTGAAGTTGTGCGCCGAGAACTCGCGCACGGCATCCTCGCCGCCGATCGTTCGCAGCATCGACTTGACCTGCTCGACAGGATTCTCCGTCGACTCGGACAGCGCGTCGAGGTCGTCGAGGGTAATGTTCAGCGGGAGCTGGACAATCACGCCGTCCTCGAATCGGCCGACGAACTTCTTCTCGACGATGATGTGCTTGACGTCGGGGGCAAGGGCGGCGATGGCCTTGTCCTCATCGTCTTCGGTCCAGTTGTCGAAGTCTGCGTCCGTGAACGCCGGGGCGGGCTTGGTGGCGCGTGTGGCCATGATGTTCTCCTATCGGGGTTCTCGGGTCCGGGTGGAGGCTGGCCGGGCGACCCGATAGCACCCGGCCAGCCGGTTCATCACGCGACCGCGACGCCGGGGTTGGTGCCGCCGGTCAGCGACTTCGACGCGAGCGCGAGGACGGCGGCCGTCGGCAGCGTCACCGCGTACGGGCCAGAGCCCGTCGAGGTGATGCCCGAGATCCCGGTGACGCCCGAGATCCCGTTGAGTGCGCTGGTGACCGCCGACGCCGCAGCGTCGAAGGCGATCGGCGACGTGTTCACACCGTTCAGCGACAGCGTGAAGGTGCCGCCGGTCGGCGAGCCGCTGAGCGTCACCGTCCAGCCGGTCTTCGCAGTGGCACCCGTGGGCATGATGAGCCAGTCGCGGGAGAAGCCACCGATCGTCTCGTCCCAGATCCACTCGAAGGTCACGGCGCGGCCGTTCACCTCGCCGCGGGTCTCCTGGTCGGTCTCGACGGCGGAGATGCGCGCGAGACCGTTGCGCACGCGTGTCGCGCCGTTCTTGTACTTCGTCACCACCAGCAGCGGGAACGTCGTGTCGGGCGTCAGCCCGGTGATCACGATCATCCCGTTCGCGTCCGGCGTCTTGCCGGTCGTGAGGCGACGGACACGCTGATCGAACTGCGCGAGGTTGATCTGGATGGTCGGCTGGTCGTCACCGGCGAGCTTCTTGCCCTGCTGGAAGAACTCGATCGGGTCGCCCGCGTCGCCGCCTTCCTGGGGGCCGCCGTCGACCTTGAACAGCCCGACCTTCTCGTACCCGGCGGGCACGGTGATCGGCAGCGTCGCGCCCTGCACCGACGTCAGGTACGTCGGGCCTCCGGTGAGCTGAACGGCCGCGAACCCGGTGATCGGGACGCCAACCGCACCGAGGTCGTCGCCATCGGCATCTGCTGTCATTTCTCCTCCTTCAAAGGAAAGGCCGCCCCACCCTGGGACGGCCGCATGGGGTTGGCGTCGGCTACCAGGAACCGACGACCGTGTACTGAGCGGTCTGGTACCGCCGAGCCACGTCGAGCGCGTCATTCACCGGATACGGGCCGTTGAACCCGTCCAGCTCGACCGACGCGATAGGACTGTCGGGCGCGGTGACGATCGCCTCGTCCGAGAGGACGGCAGACAGCCACCGCGCGATGTCGTTGATCGGCTTGGGGAACGCCTTGGACCCGCCCAGCACCGTCGCCCCCACGGAGCGATCGAACGTCGGGACGTCCCTGCGGGGTCCGCTGTCGTCGCGGAGGACGATCAGCGGACGCTCCATCTCGACGGTGAGGTCGTCGGGCTCGACGTTGTCGACGTCGACGTCGATCTCCTCGGCGGCAGCGAGCGCACGGACGTACCCGGTGAGCCACAGCTCGAAGTCGGGTGGGGTGACCCTAACCACGGCGGCGGAGGCCCTTCATCGCGCGGACCACGACGCCGCGGCGGGACTCGATGAGCAGGGTCTTGGAGTCGCGGCCGACGATCCGCCACACGGTGCGGAATCGAGACTTGCGCGACTCGAGCCGGAAGCCGCGCTTGTAGGCGCCGGTGTCCTCCGGAGCGGACGCGACGATCGCGGCCATGCCGCGCTCGGCGACCTGCCGCGTTGCTTCGATCACCTGGGGCGATTCGAGAATGCGATCCATGACCGGCTGGTTGAAGCGGATCTCCACGTCGCGACGGGCCATGGTGCCTCCCTCGGGTCAGCCGACGTATCTGGTCAGCGGGATCTCTCGCGGCGGCGTCCAGCCGGTCCACGGGTTCGTGTCGGGTGCCGGCGGGATGCCGTCGATCGTGTAGACGTCGCCGCCGACCCGGATCCTGTCGCCCTTGCGCACATCGGCGGCTCCGCAGAACAGCGACTTGGCCTCCATGGCTTGTTCCCGCGTGGCGTTCCCGAGGCGGGACGTCGACGTCTGAGCGACGAACGCGCCGGGGATCAGGAGGATGTCGGGGTTGTCCCAGTTCGCCGGGACGGTCTTGCTCGGGTTGTAGGGGCTGGCCTCGCGCTTCGCGCGCAGTCGTTCGACCGTCTGCCCGCTGGGAAAGCTCATGCGTTCGTCTCCGGCCACAACCGGGACAGGGGGCGGTCCAGGGGGAAACTCCCCAACGGGCCGCCGGACGGGGCCAAGGAGCCGCACAGGGAACGAAGGGCGCTGCGGTCGGCATCCGTCCAGGTGTCAGAGTTCCAGTAGTCCACACGCGCAGGTCCGATGGCCTGCGCGCGGACACGCCGGGACCCGGGCGACGGCACCTCAGCAGCAATGCCACGGAGGATCGCCAGGGCGTTCTTCCGCTCTTCGGACTCGTCCTCGAACGAATCGATGCAGGGAGCGATGGAACGCGCCGCGACGAGGATCCGTCGCGCCACGTCTTCGGCCACACCAGGGAAATCCTCGGGTGTGATCATGACCATCGCCCCCTGCCTGCTCAGGACTGCTTCGCAGCAGCCGTGCGAGCGGTCGTCTTCTTCTCGGGCTCGGCCGCCGCGGCCTTCTCGGCGTCGAAGGCCCCACGCTCGCGCGCCAGCTCTTCCTTCGCGGCTTCGAGCTGCGCCACCTCGGCCGCGACTGCGTCCTTGGCCTGCGCCTTCGCGGCTTCGAACGCGGCGATGTCGTCGTCGAGAGCCTTCCGGGCCTCGGCGAGTTCCTCGTCCTTCTCGTCGAGCGCAGCGGCGACGGCCTCGTCGATGTCGACCTGGGTGAGGATCTTGGCGGCATCCGCCGAGTCGCCGCCCGGGAGGACGTTGACGCTGTCGAAGCGCTCGAGGTCGTCGTCGTGCACATCGACCGTCTCGCCCTGGTATCCGGTGATCGGACGGCCATCGACGTCGGTGAAGACGACGTAGCCCAGCTTCACGATGCGGGAGGCCATCAGCCGGCCAGTCCCGTCAGCTTGAAGATCGAGTACGGGTCCGTGATGTACGACACGAATCGCGCGCTGGTCTGCACCCACGTGCGCTCCGTCTCCGGCTCACGCCACGTTTCCGTGCCGAGCAGCTTCTCGGGACGCATCTCCCCCGGCTGGCGAGCGGCGAGCGCGTAGCCCGTGCCCGCGGTGACGCGGTTCGACACCTCGAAGTTCTCGATGCCGTACGAGTCGAGCAGGTCGGTCAGGTCGTCGCCGTACACGAGCCGAAGCTGAAGCGCCTGGTCGGGGTGCAAGATGAGGGTGTCGATGACGACGCCGAGCTCCTGCTTGTCGGCCATGGTCTGTGTGCGGGCGATGTCAGCACCGGGCCAGAGACCGGCGTTCGTCTGGCTGGCACCGCCGGTGACGACGTTCCCCCAGTTCGTGCCGGCGACGACCTGCGACGGGTACTCCGCGAGGGCCGCGTCCACGATCGCGATGCCACGCGCGTCCTGTCGCCGGACCATGGAGTTCATGATCTTGCGACCCTCGCGCTGGATGACGCCGCCGTCGTTGCGATCGCGTGCCTCGTCGAGGACGAAGAACTTGCCACCGTGCTTCTCGACGGCAGCGACCTTCGGCGTCGGGTTCTCCGACGTGAGGTTCGGGAACTCGGCGCCCGGCGCGACCTCCTGAACATCACGCGTGGGGAACAGGTCGTTCAGCGTGAGCTGGTCGTAGATGACCGCGCCGCCGCTGACCGATCCCGGGGTGGAGAAGATCAGGGGCGAGATGTAGTTGCGGAGGGTGATGTCCGACAGGTAGCGCGTGATGCGCGTGGGCTGGTTCAGCATCGTCTCCACCGTGATGGTGGAGCCGTTGACCGTCGGATTCGCGAGCGGGTACGCGGCCGCGTTGGGTGTGGGCATGTTGCTCTCCTCTCTCAGTAGAGCTCGATGAAGACGTCGTTACCGGCGGTTCCGGCCGACCAGGCGCGGCCGCGGGCCTTGCCGGATGCGAGCGTGACGGCACGCCCGTTCGCTCCGATCTCGACCTCGGCGAACGCCGCGATCGTGCCGCCCGCGGTGACGGGCAGGATCTGCCCTTTGCCGCGGATGACCTGGAGCTTCGCGCCGGCGGCCGTGTCGCGAGACGCGACGCCGACGCTGAGCGCGGCGGCCGTGGCGGTGGCCACGGTGATCGGGGTACCGTTGGCGGCGTTCACCGCGCCGGTGATGTCGACGAACGTCTTACCGACGATGGCGCCGGAGGCGGTCGCGGTGATGTCGTCGCCCGGGCGGTACAGCGGGATGGACTCGTTGGCCATGATGACGCTCCTCAGCGCTTCCAGTGGGCGGGGTAGGCGGAGTTGTCGTCGGCCTCGCCGACGGCGTGACCGATCTCCTCGGTGGCGAGGGCACCGTTGGCGGGCAGGCTCGCGAGGACGGCGCCGAACTCGGTCTCGTCCTTGTCGAGACGGGAGCGCCACTCGTCCTTCGACTTCGGCGTGATCTTCCCGGCGCGCAGAGCGTCGGTGATCATGCCGTCGCGGCGGGTGCGGTCCTGCTCGGCGCGGGCCTCGGCTCCGCGCTGCGCGTTGGCCTGAGTCTGCTCCCAGACCGTGCGGTCCACGACGATGGTCCCCTCGGCCGGCGCGGACGCGGACGCGTTGGCCGTGCCGGGGGTGGGGTCGGCCTGCTCCTCGAGCGTCTCGTCGAGAGCTGCAAGCAGGTTCTCGTCCGAGATGTCGGCGTCCTTCACGCCGAGCCGTTCGATGAGTCCAGCCCGGATGGTTGCGCTCATGGTGAGCTTCTCCTTCTGGTTGGTGGCCTCCGGCTCGGGCGAGCTCGGAAGGACTGTGGCCGCGCCGCGCGCTGGGGCATCGGTGCGGGGAGGGATGAACGGGGCCGCCGCGGCTTCACGGCCGAGGTGGCGCCATCCGAAGGCGCGTGCGGCGTCGGCGATGGGGATGACGTTCTGAGCGGCGCTCTCGCCGTCGTCGGCAGCGGGCGCGTGGATGGGTGCGACCTCGTCTGCCAGGCCCGCCTCGACGGCTTCCTCGGCCGTGTACCAGGTCTCCTCGACCATGGCCGCGCGCCACGATTCGACATCGCCGCCTGCGCGCTGTGCGTACAGCCCCGCGATCGTCTGCGAGAGCTTCTCGAGACGTTCCGTGGTCTTCTGCAGCGCGGATGCCGAGCCCCATGCGATCGACCAGGCGTCGTGGATCATGAACCGGCAGCCCGCTCCGGCGACGACCTTGTCGGCGCCGAGCAAGATGATCGTCGCGGCCGACGCGGCGAGTCCGTCGACCTTCATGGTGACTGTGGCCTTGTGGCGGGCGAGCGCGTTCATGATCGCGATACCGTCGTCGGCGACGCCACCGGGCGAGTTCACGTAGACGGTGATGTCGTCGACGTCGAGACCTTCCAGCTCACGCACGAGGCTCGGCGACGACACGTCGTCCCACCATTCGGAGCTGCCGATCGTGCCGTAGACGTGCAGCACGGCGGCGCGGCTGCCTTCCTCCTGGTGCAGGCGGAACCAGTCGCGTCCGGCGAGCAGGTCGCCGATGTTCGGGGTCGTGGTCATCAGGCGGCCTCCTCGGCGTCGTCGTTCGTGGGCGCGGCATTGGGATCGATGCGAGCGCCCGCCTGTCGCGCGATCTCGCGCGCTTCACGGCGGGTGAGCACGGGACCGACGCCGAGGTACGACTTCTGGACGACCTCGGCGATGGCACGCGCGGCGCGCGGGTCGACGTCGGTCGCAGAGTCGCTCGCGTCGGTCGCGCGGACCGGAAGGCCGTACTGCGCCCGCAGGTGCGCCTCGAGCGTGGGGTCCCACCGGATCGCGCCGGCGTCGAGCAGCGCACGGATGGACTCCGCGGTGGCGGGGTGCTCGGCGCCAATCTTCGGCGGGACGATCCGCGGCGCGGGCTCGGTCTCCCCCCAGTTCGCGTCGACGAGGTCCTCGATGACGTACTGCTGGAAGATGGTGGCGATGTGCCGGGCGAGCGCGTTGAGCGACTTCGTGAAGAAGTTCTCAAACGTGTCGCCGAGCGCGTAGGAACCGGTCGAGTTGTCGCCGCCGAGGCTGAGGAAGTTCGTCAGCGCCGCGCGGCCGATCTGCTCGTCGTAGTACCGGATCTGCTTGTCCAGGTCCGGCAGGTTGCCCTCGACGCCGGTGACGGTGAGGTTCGCGCCGTTCGGCAGCGATGCACCAGCGGTGTCGCCCGCTCGAGCGCCGCGTGCGATGGTCAGGCCGCGAGCGATCTCGGCGTCGAGCCACTTCAGCTTTTCCTCGTAGGAGGCGCCCTCGGGCGGAGGGGCGCTGGTGTAGATCGGCAGACCGAGACCGTTGCGGTCGGATGCCAGAGCCTGGACCCGCAGCGTGCGGTCCTTGAGGAGCCACATCTTGTAGGCCGGGCGCAGGAGCGAGACGCCGGCCCAGTTCGCGCCTTCGCGCTCGTTGACGTAGACGACGAGGCGGTCGACCGGGATGCGCGTGCCGAGCACGCCGGTCGAGACGAACGACGCGCGGGAGAGGTCCGGGCTGGACAGTGCGATCCCGAACTGACGGATGGCGACGAGGCCGCCGTCAGCAGCGACATCGAAGCTCGCGATGGTGCGCGGCGGCCGCCAGGCGAGCTTCTTGATGATCGCGAGGCCGAACGCGTCAACGTCGTAGACCTGCTCGAACACGGAGTGCCCGTGCACGAGCTCGAGAAGGGCGAGCGGCAGGTGCTCTGCGAACGTGAAGCGACCCTTGGTGCGTAGCGGTGCCTCCCAGGGCACGCCCTTGATCGCGAGCGACAGATTCCGTGACACGTGGTCGGCGACCTCGGGACGAACGCCGCTTGCATCCAGAGTCCACTCGGACTCCAGCAGCGGGAGGAACACGGCGCGCAGCATCGAGGCGACCTGCGTGTCATCTCGGCGCATCCGGTCCGTGATGGCGATCGACTTCGGCCACTGGAAGTCGGGATCGGAGTCGGCCTCGTCGAGGAGAGCCGACCATCCGGCGAGCGGGGCGGTCTGGTAACCGATCTCGGCCAC